GGAGTTTTACTGCACCACCTTCAATAGCGTCAATCATTCTTGCATTATCTGCAGTATTCTTGACAATAACTCTACTACCTGTAAGAATTAAAGATCCAGTAGCAGTGTCACTGATATAAGAATCTGTTCCATTGTGATAAATCTCTAAATCATTACCAGTACCAAAGCGAATTTTGACATTATCATTTAAATCAATTCCAGCTGAACCACCAACTTGTACTCCAGTTAAGTTTGAACCATCACCACTAAAAGATGTTGCAGTTACAATACCAACATTAAGATTAACTGGAACTCCAATCGCTGTTGTAAATCCTGCTAAGTTACTTGCCCTTGACATCGATCAAAGATACTTTTGATTATTTATCACAACCCTTGATGGATGTTGCAATCTCACCACCAATCTGAGAACCTACATCCTGACCAAACATTACCAACCAACCAGAAGCCAACCATCCAACATAAGGGATACCAGTAAGCATAGGTGCGAATCCTGTAGCAACACTAGCGCCTACGAGGGCACCATTCGACTCTCCGCCACCTTCCGCCTTGATGCACTCTTCTGATCTCACAATCTTTTTTCCGTCTTCATCCACTCCTTCACCAGTTCTACCAGGCACATACTGGTTAGATCTAGTGGTTGTTGATCTTCCACCAATACCAAAGACACCATTGGATGTATCAACGTAAGTGTCTGAATTTAATACTGTGGGATCATGTCCTTTGTAGGTAATAGAGTAACTACCATTAGGATACATGGTAATTTCATAGGAACTTAAATCACCTACTGGTGGATAATTTATTGATACAGGAGGTCTCCTCATACTGTTACCAATAAACGCACCCACGTTTAATATACTTACTAAAGCCACCACTCCCCAGAGAGTCTTATTTTTATATTTCATAGTAAGAATGGTCAGTGTAGATATTTATAGACAAAAAAAGACCCCCTGAAGTAGGGGGTCTGTAAGGACATGTGGGACATCCTGACCCACAACAACCTCGATCACATGAGGTTCTTAACAGCAACACGTCTGTAGTAACGGTTGGAGTTAACACGGAGTCTACCGAGACCCTGAGTCGTTCCTTCAGCGAAGGGGTTAGCAACGATCCCGTAACGGGTCTTGAAGCCGATCTTGGGCTGGAAGGTGTTCTCCCCAACGGCGCGAACCATCTGGAGGGGAACATAAGGACAGTAGAACAGTCCAGCGTCATAAGGTGAAGTACCCTTATAACCGACAACATAGTACTGGTTACCACCGTTGGTTGCAGCGTTAGCAGCCGACAGGTTAGCCGAATATGGGTCGATGTAGACACGGAACTTACCGTTGATGGTACCAGCAAAGGTGTTACCGGTGTCGTCAACGTTAAGGTTGGAGTTAAGAGCAGGGGTATAGTCGAGAATACCAGCCATGGTCAGTGCAGATGCAACATCAGCAGAGCACATGATCATGTTGCCCTTCCCGCGACGAGTTCTTTGTGCGATCGCGTTAGCGTCACGCTCGATTTGGAAGAGGAGACCTTTGAACTTCTCAACAGACCAACGACCATTAGAGTCGATGTCAAGGTCGAATACACCAGCAGTAGCGGTGTTAGAAACGGCACCTTGCTCAGCAATCTTGTAGATGGTTCTGATAACTTCACGGTTGATCTCAGCCAGGATCTCAGTAGAGAGAATGTTGGCGAGTTCCGCTTCAGCATTCAGACCATGGATTGCCTTGAGGTCTTGTGCCAGTTCCAGGCTGTACTCAGCCTTCAGCGCTCTTGACTTGGCGGTTACGGTGACTTTCTCGATCGAGAAGGCCATCTGGTTGAAGTGATCACCAGTACCTGAACCCAGGTTCTCAGCGTCACCAGTTACCATACCCTGACCTACGTTGTAGGCAGTGGAGGTAGCGGTACCGACAGGGTTGAGGATAGAGGGGTTATCACCATTCTGACCGGTGGTACCCAGACCAACGTTAGCGTCAGACTCACCAGCAGTAAGGTTACGGCCGTCGTCGTTACCGGAGAAGGAGGTATCTGCCTCGTTGAACAGTGCCTCGTCGCCTTCCTGATTCGTGAAGCGTGAACGCATCGCGAAGATCAGTCCGGTAGGACCATTCATAGGCTGAACGCCAGCCAGGTCATATGCGACCAGGTTAGGCATTGCACGTCTGATCAGGGAGATCAGAACGGGGTCGAAACCAGCGGTAGGGCCGGCGTCGGGTGAGTTAGCACCGAAACCACCAGATGCACCAGCGTTATTGGCGTGGTTGGTGGGGGTTTCCATCAGGTTGATACCTGACTGGAATGCTTGCTCCTCACGGAGGAATTTTTCTTGGTTTTCGAGCAGGACTGCGGTTACAGCTCTACGATGAGAATCTTTGATGGGATCAAGACCTTCATAGTCGAGAAGTGGACTCCACTTTTCCTGCAGATGTTCGGATTGAAACATTTGCTTTACTTTATAGGTTTAGGTTTGAATGAATGTTAAATTCACTTTTTGAAGGCACCCAGGCTTCTGAGATAGGCTTCCATGTTGTTTCCAACAGGAGCGGGTGTTGAATCAACACTCTCAGACAGTGTTTGAGGTGCTTCGGACTTTGCAGCAGGAGCCTTGGAGAAATACGATTCCTTCAGGGTTTCCAGCTTTTCACGATATTCTTCTTCACTTTCAAACTCTACGCTTTCAGCGAGTGAAGCAAGCTTCTCTTTCTGGGTCTCAGCAAGACCTTCAGAGACGATATTCAGTACACCATCTGCAGTTGACTCGGCGAGTCTCTTATTCAGACCAATGTTCTTATCGATTTGCTCGTTGAGTTTTGTCTCCATATCATCAAGTTTTTCGACCATACTCTCAAGTACATCATACTTATCTTCAGGAATAGTTACATAATGTTCTTCAAAAAGACCCTTCATGCCAGACAGGAAGGATTCAGTCATTTCGGTCTTGAGACCATGTTCGATAGCCAACTCATTCTCGGTCATCCACTCTTGGCAGACGTACTCAAGATATGCGTCAACTCTTTCGGTAAGAGTTCCCTTAAGGGCTTCTCTTTCCTCATCCAGACGCTCGGCGTACTGGACCTCCAGGGATTCCTGGATTTCTTTGATTTTAGAGGTTAATGCAGCTTCAAAGATGACTCTCGCCTTCTCTTTGAATTCTTCGGAAAGATCTTCGCCACCGAGGAGGGCATTTACGTCCTCATCGATATCGACAGACTCTTCAGTAACTTCTTCGGATTCGGAAACAATTTCTTCCTCTTCCAGGACTTCCTCTTCAACTTCGGCTTCTTCTTTAGCCATACCCTTCATGGGATCAGCAGCCTTAGCACCCTTATTTACTACATCCTTGACGGTAGCGATCTTAGGCTCTTTGAGCTTTGCAGAGTCGTTATCAGGTTTGTAGTTCTCGGGGGTAGGACCACCAAGATCTTCGTAAGAAGTTTGCAGGCCTTCGCCGGCATTGGAAAGCTTACCCATACCCTCGGCAGGTTTGGCGTTAGCATTCACAGCAGTTTTAGATTGCTCCATTTCTTGTAAATCTCCAAGAGACATTTTAAGTTACTCCGATTAACCTTTTTTAATCTATATTTATTTATAATTTGTATATTTCAATAACTTATCAGAGGTTACTGAGGAAGTTATTGAACAGGTCGAGCTTTTGCTCGTCAAGTTGTTTTTGATCAACCAGAGTGTTGATCTCTTTGTAGGTTCTAGCAGCAGCTGCTTCACGCAAAATACCACCATCCCATACCCACTCTTTACCTTCCATGATACCTTCGACGAAAGCATCAGGAGCAGAGGGGTCGGCTACGATGTCAGCTGCAGTGGCCAACATAAAGTCGGGTCCTACAACATTGACACCTTCTTTGGTTTGCATCAGAGATCCAATACCTCTAGAAGAAACACCCAGCTTGACTCCTTCGCCAATGAGAGATTCTGCAATCTTACCCATTGGAGTAGAAAGGATTTTTGCCTTACCAATAAAATTGGTACCGCTCTCTTTGAGCGACACGATCTTGTGACTGACGCGATCCAGATTAACAGTTGGGCCATCTGGATGTCCGAGTTCTCCAAGAGCCCTCCCAGATTGAATGTGGTTTTCGTTATATCTTTGGACTTCCTTTCTCAAGGTATCCATCTGATACATTCTACCATTTCGATTGCAGATATCTCCCTGGAGGAAGATACCCTCAATAAACATTGACTTCTTACCGTTCTTTTCTTCGACGATAAAATCAACTGATTCGATTTCTTCTCTGATTAGTTTCATTGTTCTCAGGATGCTTGTACTTGTTGAATGTATGCCTTGCCAGTTCCGGCTTCAGTCTTAACGGCAACTTTGAAAGACTTTCTCAACGTTGCATCGGGATCAGCAAATGTTCCAGATACTCCAGAAGAGTTGTAGCTAACAGTAATTCTAGTACCGAAGAATCCTCCAACACCAGATGATCTGTCAACTGCAGTAACTGTTTGATGACTGAAATCAAACGCGGATTGACTTGGTGCAGTCAGAGATACAGTATCACCCACATCAAAAGGACTACCAGTTCCTTCGGGAAAATCAATGAGTGTAGATGATCCCTTGGTAACACCTACTACTTTCTGTGCAGAAACAGGACCCAGAGAGATCTTTAGATCGTCACTGGTTCCAACGTAGATGTTTTCATTTGTTGCAGTCGGATTAGATCCGTAATTCACATATACACCAACACTTTCAGCAACAACTCTCAACGTATCAGACTGTTGCGAAATTGCAGAGGTCTGAGCAGAGGATGTACTGGTGCTTACAGTGCTATTAATTCCAACAGGTCTGGTAGCGCTCATTATTTTCAATAGTTCTATAATACTTATTTATTATTCTTCTTCCTCATCCTCTGTTTCTTCGATTGATGCCTCTACCTCATCAACAACATCTTCCTCTGTTTCGGTATCTTCTACCTCAGCAGTAGGATCATCGAATACCGATGCTGCTACATTAGGTCTGATAGTTTCAATCTCTTGAGCGCTCTTTTGGAAGAGAATATCTTTAATTTTGTCACTGATTTGTGAAGCGTTTGCGTCGTCCTTGACGAGCAAATCCATAAGTTCGTCCATAAAAATAGTTAGTTCTACAAAAGGTATTTAGATTTCACCACCAGGGGGTTTCTTGGTAGCGGGTGGAGTTTCAATTGGGTTCTCGTCAATTTCTGGAGCTTGAGGTGTTGCTCCCATCAATCCACCAGTGGTATCACCAGGAACAGGTGCAGGTGCTCCGGCAGGGGGAGCCATACCAGTTGCAGGATCAACCATTGCATTTGGATCAGGAATCACACCGTTCTCAATCTCTTTTTCGATCAGTTCATCCTGTTCAATAATCTCCTCGTCAGTCTGTCGGAGAATATTACGTCTAATGTAATCAGCAGAGTAATACTTACCGATATAAGGTTCAGCCAAAGCTGCAAGATTCAATCTCTCGGTTGTCAGCTCAGCATCTTTGAGTTCTGCAAAGTGATTGTCATACAGGAAGTCATACTGAATATGATCAGCCATATACTCCCAGTCTTCAGGAGTAACAACATTCTTGAGGAGAAGTTGAGTCTTCAGCATATCATTGAACATTGCTGAGAATCTTTTTCTCATTCTACCGACAAACTTGGAGAACTTAATCTCGTCTCTCAAGATTTCAGAGGAACGACCCAGTGAGAAACCTTCCTCTCCACCAATTCTGGTTTCAGGAACATTCAAAGCTTTGTAGAGTTTTCTTTGGAAGTAGTTGATGTCAGTAATCTCACCAAGATTCTGACCACCAGGAAGTGTAGTAATCTCGGTACCACGACCACCTTCACGACGAGGGAGCCAGAAGTCTTCCATCATGGACATAAACTTCTTGTCATCTCTCATCTCACCAGTGTTTGCGTCATAGACCATCTTGTTTCTATAACGCATCATGACATCACGCAGGTATTGTTCTGCCTTTACCTTGGGTAGATTACCAACGTCAATGTAGAAGATTCTACGTTCT